ATTTCTTTTTTAAAAGTTTACAATAGCCACAATCTTCTTGTGTATATAAAGTTAATTTAACTGAATTGAACATCTGACATTACCTCCGTTAAACACGCCACCACGTTTAGTTCATGATCTGCAACAAATGCATTTTTATATTGATAGTCTGCTAGTATTAATACAAGTTGTGGTATCGATTGAGGTGATACCTTATCTTGCATTCTATCATACACAGCTCTGAATATTGCACTTGCATCTGTATCTATATTATTTACAACCCAATTACGCATTTTCTTGAAGTCTTTCGACTTAAGATAATTAAAAAGATCGTCATAGTTTTTATCGTCAAGCGCATATGTGATACCCATATCAATAGTACCGTTGATTGAATATCTTTGTAGTTCATTTAATATTCTACGCCAATCTGGTGCAAACTTCATAATTAAGTTTGCTAACGCAGGATCTTCACATTTTATATTTTCTTTTTTTAATATATCTTTTGCACGTTCCATAAACTGTGTGCAAAGTTCTGCCATATCTTTTTTACTGGTGTTAAATTCATATACACCACATCTTGAATGTAATGGTTCGATGATTCGATTTTTAAAGTTACAAGTTAGTATGAATCTGCAATTGTTTGCAAACTCTTCAATAAATCCACGAAGCGCAGGTTGTGTGGATTGCGGATTTAAATAATCCGCTTCATCTAGTATTACAACTTTATAGCCACCTTGTAACGAAACTGTTGAAGCAAATTGCTTTATTTTATTTCTTAGCGTATCAATATTACCTTCTTCTGAACCGTTAATTAAAATATAATCGCAGCCGAGCTCTGTACATAGAGCTCTGGCTACTGTGGTTTTACCTAAGCCTGCCGTACCGGTAAGTAACATATTAGGGAGTTCACCGCTATCGACAATTTTAAGGAAGGTTTCTTTTAAGTTCTTAGGTAAAACAATCTCATTGACTGTTTTTGGCCTGTACTTTTCAACCCATAGAAACTGTTCAGACATTATTTCTTTTCTTCTGGTTTCTTTGTACTCGTATCTTTCATAGCATCTTCCTGCTGGATAGCTTCACTTATTTGAATGATTTGAATACATTGGTCTCTTAGTCCGCCAATGGTGGAAAGCTCTTCGCCTTTGAATCCACCTCTTTGAGTTACAGCATCAATCACTGCTACTGTACTTCTACTTGCCTTGTTTGCAAGGTCTTTTAATTGAGTTATATTATCTGACATGTCATGCTCCGTATGTTGAAGATTTTTCGACAGCAATCCAATACTTCAAATTATCCATACTAAATTGTGTCACTAGTTTTGAAGATATTTCTACATCATAGTCACCCGGAAGTAACTTAAGATTATCGAAATTTAAGATGAAGTTAAAAACAGCGTCCTGTTTAAATTCACCGTCCATATCAATAGAAAAAGCATTTGAAGTTGCATTTTGATTCTCAACTACTGAGAGACTTAATACACCATCTTTTGCTGTTATTGATAATTCTTTATGACCAAGAGTTGATGCAGCTTTCTTTAACTTGTTAAATGTATCATTATCAAGTTTAAACTTAACATCAGCCTCTGGCATTGAAAGTGTCTTTTGTTGTTTTGTTAATGTTTCTTTTGCCGCAGTAAAATATTTTACACTGGCTCTTCCACTTTCATCTGATAAAGTAATATATTCGTCTTTAAAATCGAGTGTTGGTTTTTGTACCAAACTCATTGCGCCTATAAATTCATTTAAATCATATATTCCTATTTCTTTAGGAAATGATTCAGCAATTGTTGCTGTAGATAATATCGTACGAGATTCATTTACAGTCTTAATAACATTACCTGGTTCGATTAACAGGTTTTGATTTATTGCTGAATAGTTTCGAAGTATATCGAGAGTAGTATCACTTAGTTGCATAATAAACCTTCCTTTTCAATTATTATTATATAATAACACATTATATACTGAATGTACACAATTATATTTTCATTTTAGAGAAATTTCTTTCTTTTATGAATTCTATTTTTGATTGAAACTTACCATCTAATATATCACCTTTATGTGATATTATAAATGTATTCGTATCATTATCTAAGGTATTTAATATTTTTAATAAATTTTCAATACCGTCATGGTCTAATGATGAATCAAACGTTTCATCTAATATTAATAAGTTAGTTGCGACAGAGTTTTTCATCTTTGCTATCTGTCTCCAAGTAAACAATAAAGATAGATCGATTCTTTGTTTTTCACCTTCACTAAAAGAATCGTAAGTAAAATCATCTCTGTGTCTTGATCTTATTGTTTCATTAAAGTTCTCATCAAGATTAAATGAAACAAAGAAATCAAGTACTTGTAAATATTGATTTACTAATTTATTAATTACTGGCAGATACTGTTTTATTATTTTAGTTTTTATTCCAGTATCTCTTAACATTTCTGCTATAACATTATTATAACTGTATTGTTCATTTACTTTTAGTTTTTCTTCAAACAAAGATTCTTTATCTACGTTCATTTGTTGCAAATCGTTTCTGGCACCTGTTAAGTCTGCAGCAACTTCACTTTCTAAATATCTTTTTAATTCTTCGTTACTTTGATTAAGCGATACTATTTCTCTGTTATTAGCATTCATAGTATCTGTTTTTTCTCTTATCTTCTTTATTATTTTTTCTATAGACTCAATTTTATTATCAATAACACTACCGTTACTTTCAACCATAGTTAATGTTGATTGAACTTGATAAGCTTCATTCTTTGTATCAAGTATGAGTTTATCTTTATTTTCTATAGTTTGATCACATGTAGGGCATACATCATTTTTTTCTAGAAACATACCACGTTTAGCAATACCTTTCATTTCTTGTTTTACTTGTGCTATGTGTGCAATAACATTATTTTTTTCTTTTTGCAAACTCTTTAGTTCATCACTTGCAGTATTATTTTCAAGTTCTTTACTTATATTATTATTTTCATCTTGCAGCTTCTTTATTTTTTCTTTACCTTTTTTAATTTGTTTTTCATACTTACTTTTATTTTCTTCTGTAACAGCCGCAATATCTCTTATATATTTTGTTTGCTGTTCTATCTTACTTTTAATTATATTAGTGTCATTGTTTATATGACTAAGTTTTTCTTTTAAAACAGAATTTCTTTCACGTAATAGTATATTCATTTTTGAAAATATATTGATGTCCAGAAGATCCTCGATAACATTCCTACGATGTCCAGCATTAAGTTGCATAAAAGGTATGAAAGATGAACTTCCTAACACAACTACCTGATGGAAACTCTTATGATTGAGTTTCAAAATATTTTGTTCTAGAATCTTCTGGTATTCCATGGCGTGTGACGATTGATTAATCATCGTACCGTCTTTCCATATTTCAAATATATTAGGTCTTATTCCTCTAAGTATTCTAAAGTTTGCTTTACCGATTGTGAATTTAACTTCAACGACAGCTTGTTTTTGGTTTATTGAATTGATAAGTTGGTTCTTACTAATCTTACGATGAGGTTTACCAAACAACGCAAATGATATAGCATCAAGCATTGTTGATTTGCCGGCACCATTATGACCAACTACTAATGTAGATTTATCTTTATCAAGATGTATCTCTGTAAAAGAGTTACCAGACGATAAAAAGTTTTTATACTTAATCGATTTAAAAATTATCATGCTATTTCAAGTGCCTGTGCTTCTGTCATTAATTCACGCATTTGTATTTTAATTTTATCTTTGTCCAAATCAGTGTCAACTGCTTCAATATATGAATCAACTATCTCAGTTGTATCTTCAAAATTCATATCTTCATCATCAACATTTGCACCCATAAACTCATTAAAGTTTTCTGCTATCTTTAATTCATATATGTCTTGATTCTGAATGCGATCAATAAACCTATCAAACGTAAAAGGATCAGTCTTTTCTGCTACCACAACCTTTACAAACTTTTTTGATAAATTTTTATTATAATTATTATAATCTATTTCTTTGTCATTGTAAACAATTTTTTCAAATAATGTGTAATTATTTCTTATCTTTTCTATTTCTCTAGTTTCAGTATCAAGTATATGAAAGTATTTAGGGTCATGTGCATCTGACCAAAAAAATTCCATAGGGTTACCTAGATACCAAATATTACCTTGTTGTGATGCTGTATGAAAATGACCTGATATTACTTGTTCAAACTTCGAAAATAACTTTGCATCCATACCATGTGTGCTTTTTATTCCAAGTGCAAATTCAAAACCATTTAATTCTAGATGAGCGCCTAACCAATCTGCTTTACAGTCTTTTATAAAATTCATTGACTGCTCATAATTATCTGGACATATCCACGGCAGTAAACCCATACTTAAAGAACCATATTTCATTACTGTAGGTTCCATGATGATATGAACTTCATTCATATAATGTCCTAAACATTCTTTTAATGAATTAAGTTCGTTAGTATTTTTATAGTAAGTATCATGATTACCTGGTATAATATCCATCATCATGTTTCTTTTTCTTACTTGGTCTAAAAATACTCTTCTATTCTGATTTAGTGCTTTAAAATTTACAAACTTACGATGATCGTAATAATCACCAAGATGTAGTATTTGTTTTACGTTTCTTTTATCGCATTCTGGAAAAAATATATTTGTATAAAAATCTTCTGCATTATCTAAAAATATTTCAGAAGAGTTTCTGATACCACAATGTGTATCATTAAGTATTGCTATCTTCATTGTAAAAACTCTGATAAGTCTGAGTCTGCTATCTTCACTTTTCTTTTCTTTCTTTCTTTTTTTACTATCTCTTTCATTTCGTTATCTGTATTTCTTACTCTTTGTATTCTATCTCTCAATGTATCTACAAAGAAAGAAGCCTGATTTGCACCAACACCTTCTGAACCGACATCAACAAAACTTTCGACACCAGATTTTGTAAGGTATTTAAGTTTTATCTCTTGTTGTTTTTTCTCTTTGGTTATTCTACGTAAAAAAGCATACCATGTTATTTGTGTAAAGTATGCGAATGCATTCGGTTTGCCTGTTCGAGTTGCAGCTTCTAAGTTGTAGTTACCTATCGCCTTTAAACAATTTTCAACTGCATCCATTACCATCTCTTCACGATAGGTATATCGAATAAAGTTTGCTTTGTGTGATAATCCTTCTGCTATTCTTAAAAAACATTGAGCAATATAGTCTGGAACTTTTGGAATATCTGTGTCTTCTTTTCTTGCCTTTTCTACTTTCTCGACATAACTGACGACGGCAGTAGAGAAATCAGCATTATTCACATAATGAATACTTTTTTTACGTGCCATTTTTCCACCTTTTAATAATATTATACACTATTCTGTGTAAAAGTACATAGTTAATTTTTTCTCTTAGTGACGAAAAAAATTGTTTACAAAACATAAAAAATGTGATAAAATAGTATTATATACTGGAGAGGGAAGGATATACCCTTAGTGTACAGTTTTAGGTCGGGGCCTGAACTTTATCACATTACCATTATCTGAATCGTTACCGTATGTTTCTTCTTCTGGCATTTGTTTGCCATACTTCTCTGCCAAAAAGTCTTCCATTTCTTCGTCGGTTAATTCTGCCACAGCTTTTTGTATCTCATCTAGGTTTTCATACGCTTTTCTTCTGTTACCATGTTTCTTAATTTCTGCATTTATAGCTCTTATTGTTGCTTTATAATATTTTAACATATCTGGCGACGGGTTCGCAGTTACAATAATATGCGAAGCGTTCAAAGATTGTAAAGTAGCAGGGTCATCTTGAAACGACAGCCATGGTCTAAATGCAAAAAATCTAAAACCGCGAAAGTAATCTTCAACAGTTATTATTTTTAGAGCTCGTTTAATTACTATCTCATCGCTTTCATCGCTATCTGGATAATTAACTAACTCACAAACTATCTCATCGTTATTGGTAAGCTTTAAATGTTTTATATTTTCTTTCATAGTTTTACTTTAAATGTTTTATGGTTAAATTTTTCTCTACCATAGATTCTAAGTCTTTCATCACCGTGTAATATTCCATAATTTTTTCGTGACTTCCAACTTATATCATCTACGATATCATAAAGCGTTGTATCTTTGTTATCGTCTGTTTTTCTTAATCCTCTACCTATACTTTGTAATACACGTATTTGTGATTTAGAAGGAGAAGCAAATACAATATTATGTAAGTTCCTAATATTTATACCGGTACTAAATGTTCCAAGTGACGCTACTATTATTGAATCTTTTTGTTTCTCAACGATCGCTCTTATGCCTTCTCTATCAGATGTTGCAGTTTCTCCTGATACGAAAAAAATCTTGCGACTTTCATTTGCTTTTTCTTTTATAAGATTATATAATGGCTTGCCGTGTTTATCTACATAATTATATAAAACTAGTGTGTTACCTTTTAAATCTAGAGTTAAGTTACGAATAAATTTATTTCTTCTTTGATAGTTTACAATGTGTTGTATCTCATCTTGATAAGTCTGTTTGCCAAATC